AGTCTTGTCATCTGCCTTAGCGACAGATGATAGACCAACAAACAACAAGGTATTAAGAATTATTATTGTAGCAAAAAACTTCTTCATTATTTCTTTCTCATTTCTATTTCTTTTCTCTTTTCAGCGTCTTCTCTCTCGGCAATCTCTCTATGCATTGCACTAAAGGGTTTGACACTCGAATATTCTTTGATAAGATTATTGAATTGTTTTATACTGATTTTGATATTTCTGAAAACATGAGGTGTTTTCTGTTTTAGTTCTTTTAAATCTACGAGATATTTGACTTTCTCGTTATTAGATTTTAGAGTCTTGAATTGATCGTACATAATTTCTTTAGTCATTTCCATAATATAGTCCTTTTGTTAAGTTTGTAGTTAAGTATAACACGAATTGGCACAAATGTCAAGCCCTAATTTAGTCTTTTATCATTATAAGATTTTACCTTTGATTTAGTCAACTGTGGGTTGAAGTCTTTTCTCAATGATTGTCTATCCCATTGTTGACCGTAATCTGTCCACATCATCTTCTCATCAGCTTCATCAACATCACCGAATACATCTTTGTAAGATTGATAATACTGTTTCTGATCGATAAGTTCAACTCTACTGACATTGGCATAGTTAGTAGCAGACTCTTTGTAATTCCAGTCTAAAAACTTGACTATCTTTAGTTTAGTCTTGTCATTGAATTTAGATTTATATTTAGCAGGTACATTTCTGTAAACTGTTTCGTATGCATAAAAGAATTCTCCTTGATGTTCAGGATCCATGTATTCTCTTAAATAACACACGTTAAAGGTTTTGTTGTTTTTTGTCATAATATAGTCTTCTTTCTTTAGTATTGTATATTTAATTTGTAATCGTGAAGTATTTTATTGATAGCATTCTTCATATTAATATCTATTCTCTCTAAAAGAACATTATCAACTTCTATTTCTTCTTTGATTTTTTTATTGATTTTTTTGATTTGACTATAAGCAATATTTCTTACTATTGTCAAGTTGTTATTCATAGTGTTTTTGTTTGTCATATAGATATATTATAGGACATTTTGAGCCAAAAGTCAAGCTATAAAAACACTAGTAAAATGGGGGTTTTTGGGTGATTATGTTCTTGTTTTGTTCTTATTTCGACCCATATAGTGGTCGCCTGGTTCATAGTTCCATCTTTTGCCGTGGTGACCTCGTAGGTCTGCCCACCACATTCTTAATCGGACTATAATTTTTCTTACTGGCAAAGCCATAATCACCTAATTGTGTTGTGAAGTTTGAGATATCAAATCAAATTTCGGGTTCGTATTATTTCTATTTAGACAAATTAATTTTTTAACATTTTTTTCAGCGATTCTTTCAAAATTTTAGAACCTCCGATACGAACATTTATGATACCATTATAATAATCGTCAACTTCAAGCACTTTGCGATCAAACTGTTCTTTCGCTTCTAGGTAACTTGCTACACCTCTACTAGCACAATAATATAGTATTTCTCTAGTAAATTTATCTTCGCCATGCTTTTCTACATCAGCGATCAATCTTTCAGAAGAACCCCAATAGGTTTTCCAGTCACTTTCCTTTGTGCCTCTTCTCTTATTCTTTCGACCTTTGAGTGGTTTCTTTGTGGTTTTGAATTTTGCTAACTTCTTACCTACATACATCATGCCATTTGTAGTATTTGTTATCAGATATACAAATGCTTCACAATCTTTAGGGAGTTCTTTTACTTCTTGACCTTGATATAACCAATTAGTTCCAGTCTTCATACCTGTCCTCAACATGACTTACCTCATCTTCAATCTCTTTTTCTTCACCACAGAAAGGACAAAATCTTTCTGTAAAATCTTCTTCAGGAAGATCATGTTTTATATCGTATGAGGCACCACAGTTAGTACAGGTTTTCTTTTCTTCTTCTATCATTACAGTTTGAATCCTTTAAAGCTATCTTTTTCAACATCTTGTTTTATACCCCCTACAACATAACTTTCGATTTCTGTTTCTTGAGGAGCATTCTGTAATCCACGACTATTCAACCAGTGAGTAGTCCATGGTAAAGGATTGTTTGTAGATGGTACATCATATACTGCTTTCAATCCAATGGCTTTCATTCTCTTGTTTGCCATAAACTCAACATATTGATTCAATAGTTTATCATTCAAACCTATCATTGAACCTTTATCAAATAAATATTTTGCCCAATCTTTCTCTTGTTGGACTGCTTCATCATACATCTTGTAAACTTCTTCCTCGTTCTCTTTAATAACTTTTAACATTTCTTTATCGCCTTCTTTATTACGATAATTGTTAATCATATTTTGAGATACAGCAAGGTGTAGATTTTCATCCCTTGCGATTAGTGATATAATTTTAGCACTACCTTCCATAAGTTTAAGTTCACCAAATGCAAATGAGCAAGCAAATGATACATAGAATCTAATACCTTCTAGTATATTTACATTAACAATTGTAAGATATAGTAATCTTTTAAGTTCTTTAATATCACCTTTGCCTGCTAGATAATACAAACTAGCATACTTAATAAACTTATCGTAAGCGTCTGTAACTGTTTTTGCTCTCGCCATAATCTCTGGCGTATCAATAATAGTATCTAATACTTCTGTCGGATCAGAATATACATTCTTCATTATGTAAGTATATGATCTACTATGTATTGTTTCGCTGAAGTCCCATGCAACTAACATAGATTCTAATTCAGGTAGACTACAATAAGGTAGAAATGCCAGACACGGACCACGACCTTGTACACTATCTAATAGTGTTTGATACTTTAGATTAGATGTAAAGATATGTTTTTGTTCAGGTCCTAAAGATTGATAATCGTTTCTATCTTTCTGTAAAGAAACCTCTTCAGGTCTCCAGAAGAAACCTAACTGTTGTTGATTCAACTTCTCGAATATAGGATACTTTTGTTGATCATACCTTTGTGTGTTTGGCTCTTCACCAAAGAACATAGGTTGTTTCATCCAATCTACTTTTTTTGTATTAAATGTTTTCATTCGTTTATAGGTTCCAATTCTTCTTGTAGTTTTTCTGACTCACTTTTTTTTCTTTCTCTATCTATTCTTTCTTTTTTATGTTGTCTTGACATTTTCAAACCAATATTTAGTATCTTTTCTTCTTCTTCAATTACCTCGTGAAAATATCTTTTAGATTGTACAGGCTTCGCAGTCTTCTTCATCTTCTTTTGTTTCCTTTGGTGTTTCTTCAACACCATCATGCCAACCAACAGGATGTACAGGTTCATCTATATCAGATTTTGCGTCATATGTATTCTGATAATATGCTGTCTTCCATCCTAGTTTATATGTTGTCAATAAATCTTGTGCCATAGTTGATAAAGGCACTTCACCATCTTTGTAGTTCTCTGGATTGTAACTCCAGTTACCACTAATTGCCTGATCAAAATATTTCTGCATAACGGCAATGATATTAATATATCCTTCGTTACCTTTCATATCCCACAATAATGTATAATAATTTTTAAGTCTGTTATAGTCAGGCACAATTTGTTTCAAAGGACCTTTTTTAGACTTCTTAATCGATAAGTAATCTCTTGGTGGTTCAACGCCATTTGTTGCGTTAGATACAACAGATGAAGACTCACTTGGCATTTGTGCCGATAATGTTGAGTGTCTTAATCCGTGTTCTTGTATTTCTTTTCTTAACCACTCCCAATCGTAATCATAATCTCTTTTTACGATCTCGTCTAATTCTTTTTTATAGGTATCTATTGGTAGTATACCATCGCTATATTTAGTCTTTTCGAACCATAGACATTTAGTTTTTTCTTTTGCAAGATTATTACTTGCCTTTAATAGATAAAATTGAAATGCTTCTGTAACTTTATCTACTAATTTCAATGCCTTTTTGTCTTCATATCCTACTTGATTTTTAGCAAGATAGTGTGCAAGACCTATATAACCAATACCTAGTGATCTTCTTGCCTGTGTTGATATCTTTGCTGCCTCAACTGGATATTCTTGATAATCTATGATCTCGTCTAATGCTCTAACTGATAGATCACATAACTCCTCTAACTCGTCTATATCTGACAATAGACCAAGGTTGATGGCAGATAGAATACATAATGCAATTTCGCCCTCTTTATCGTCTATGTGTTGTATTGGTGTCGTTGGTAGTGTAATTTCTTGACATAGATTGCTCATGTACACTTTATCTTTAAAAGATGAGTGAGTATTACAATGATCTAAATTCATAATATAGATACGACCTGTTTCTGCTCTTTCTTTTAATAAATCCATAAACAACTCTTGAGCACCTACTGTTGATCTAGGCACAGATTTATCTTTCTCATATTTTATATACAGATCATCAAACTCAGGCATACCAAATGCCTCGTACAAACCTGGTACATTATTAGGTGAGAATAAAGATATCTCAGCATTCTTAATAAATCTTTCATAGAATAGTTTAGTTATCTGTATTGAATAGTCTAACTTTCTAACTCTATTATCTTCTGTACCTTTATTGTTTTTTAATACAAGTATGTCTTCAATCTCTTTGTGCCATATAGGAAAGTGTACAGTTGCACTACCACCTCTTACACCATTTTGTGTGCAACATCTAACAGTTGCCTCAAACTTTTTAAGAAAAGGAATAACACCTGTGTGTTGTACTTCGCCACCTCTAATCTTACTATTGATACCTCTAATTCTACCTGCATTGATACCGATACCTGCTCTTTGAGCAACATATCTACCGATCGCCATATCACTTGAAAAGATACTTGGTAATGTATCATCACTATCAACTAATACACAACTAGCAAACTGTCGAATAGGTGTTCTTACACCTGCCATTACAGGAGTAGGAATGTTAATCTTAAATTTACTGATTGCGTCATAGTATTTTTTCACATAAGATAATCTTGTTTCTTTAGGATACTGAGCAAACAAAGTAGCAGCAATCATCATGTACATAAACTGTGGTGTTTCATAAATGTCACCTGTGCTTCTATCTTGTACAAGATACTTATCCATAACTTGTCTTAAACCTGCATAGGTAAATTTGTAATCTCTCTCGTGTACAATCCACATACCCATTCTATCTATTTCAGATTCAGTATATTGTACTAGTATGTCTTTATCATATACACCTTGTTTGATACAAGTTTTAATCTGATCTATAAACTTAGGATGTTCCCATAGTCTATGATATAGTTTTTTTCTTAAAGAGAATAATAATAATCTGGCAGCAACATACTGATAGTTAGGATTGTCTAAACTAATTAAATCATTAGCAGACTTAATTAAAATTTGTTGTATATCATCTGTATTAATACCATCAAAGAATTGTATACCACTATTCATTTCAACATGAGAAGCACTAACACCTGTAATATCTTGTGTTGCATAACCAACCATTGAGTGAATTTTGTCTATATTAAGAGGTTCTTTACCACGACCGTTACGCTTGAGTACATTAATTTCTCCTGTTGTCATTTATATCCTTTTCCAGTTGTTGATTTGTTGAAGTGCTGCTAGTCCGCAATGAGTGTTATTACTTATAAGAGTTTGTATCTCAGCAGAAGTTTTTCCTGAAATAATTATGTCATTAATATCTTTATATTTCAATGTCTTGGGCCATACTGCGACATTAAATTTTTTATCAACAGCATTTATCATTCGTTTTACAATTTCTTTATTACGAGGTTCATTATCAAAGATCATAGTACATTGTTGTGGTTGTATTTTAATATTAGCGTCTGCACCTGCAAGAGCAATAGCGTTATCTAAAAACAAACTATCAATAGGACCTTCTGTAATCATCACAGGTTTATTTAAATCTAATCTATCAAGACCATATATCTTTTCTTTTGTGTCATCAAACTTAATAGTGATATACTTAGGTTGTTCTTTACCAAAGGCACGACCTTGAAACGCAAAGAATTTACCTGATCTATCATAAAAAGGTATTACAACTCTAGGGTGATCATGTTTTAGATCAGGAAACTTGTTAGGTACAATAGTATTAGTCCATTCATAAAATTTAGGACA